GTTGGATCAGCGTGAGCATACCCGTCGGGTTGCCCTGCTTATCGTCGCGGATGAAGTACGTGCCTAGATCCTTGTCCACCTTGGCCCGCATGGCGAGAGCTTCCAAGAAAGGAATGCCTTGGTTGCCGAGCGCTGCGATAACCGCTGCGCTAGTCTGATAGACACCTTTCTTCGCAGTCTTCCACTGGTCACGTGGTTTGGTTACGCCGCTGAAAGAGTACGTGCGAGTTTCGATCCTCGTCTTCTGGCCGCGCTCGATGTCCGGTACGGTCATCTGCTTGGTCTTCGGCTCCCCGGCGTTCTTGCCTGTCATGCTGTAGAGCAAGACGGGTAGCTCTGAGCTGTTGCTCAGTAATAGGTTGTTGTACTTGTCGCATGAGATTGTGCTCCCGTCAGCACAGAGATAGTGCTGCTCTTTAAGTTGGAAGTACACAGGGTTCAACTGCTCGTCGAACAACGGTGCCCGCACATCGTAGTTAATGTCGCCGCCGAAGATCAGCGCTGACAGTTGGTCACGGCTGCCCCAGTTGAAAGCGAACGGTAGGTCCGCAGGCAAGTGCCCTTCAAGCTCAGTCAGCAACTGCGCAAGCTGATCCTCCAGCTCGCCAGCCAGCTTGAACCCCAGCTCTTGGTCAACCATCATGCCGTTCTTCTCGGCCTCAATGGTGTACACCAGAGCGCCGTTGTTCAGCATGATGCTGCGCTGCTGCCCTACGCCCTTGGCTGCTACGATCTGCCCGAGGAACGCCTTGCGGGTGTTCGTGATGTCGCCCGGCAGGTACTCCAACATGATGTCGTCAGGGATGTCTTTGGTGCAGATACCCGCAGCCCACATTTCCTTGACTTGGTCAGGCTTCAGCACGCCGCCATACTTCGGGGCCACCTCGTCCAGCGACAGCATCTGGCTGCTCTGCTCCATACCCCGCAGCAGGTACTCAGCAAGCTGCACATCCCACAGTTGCCCGCCGTCAGCGATCCACTTCTTGTAGACAGCGTAGCTCACGTCGTCCTGTGCAATGGCGTGCAGGATGTCGAACTTGATGTTGAACCCAACGATCACCTTGACGGTTGGGCGCTCTTGCAACCACTTGGCGAACCAACCCTTGGACTCTTCCTTGGACTGATAGCGCGTCGTCTCTACCGCACCGTTGCCCACCGCAGAGCCAACCCACACAGTCCAGTTCTCTGGATCGAATGCGTTGGCCTTGCGCTTGAAGCTCTGCTTGATTGTCGTTTCAAGATCGAGTGTGGCGAATGTCAAGAGCGGCACCAGTTCAGCAGTGCTGCCTTAGCCGCCCGCTTGCTGCGGCACTTCAGACTTCGGCTACCGTCTGCTGGGTCGTGAGACAGTAGCTGCACGTTATATCGGTTGCGCTGATGCTTCGGACGCCAGCTATCATTGCCCTTCAGGAACGCACCGCCGTAGCGATTGCCACCTCCACCGGTAATGCTCATGTACCCGTCCGAGCAGTGTCGCACTTCTTTACGCTGAGACATACCTTCCTCCTGTCGCGTCCATCATCATCTGAGCACGCGGCGTTTGCGGGCGTCCCTCAAGACGCAGTTTGTTTTTAGTCGTGCCGATGAAGCGCATAGCCTCAAGGCTCGGGTCGTTGGACGTACCGATGGTGATAATAAGGTCTGCTGCGCCTTGCTTGCCGGTCTTAGAATCCTTGAGCATTGGCAGTGTCGGGAAGCATTCCCCATCCCCGTCAGCGCTGATCTGACTGGTGGCAATGATCGGACAGTCGAAACGTACAGCCAAGTCGCGGCCCCACTGATACATAGTCTCAAGTATCTGGTCCGTGCGCTGCCCGCCATTGCCAATCTCACCGTCGAATTTCACGTTGTCAATCATGTCGAATACCACCAAACCCGGCGGGAAGTTCTTGAAGATTTCTTCTACCTGCCACGACTTGAAGCCGTGGATGTCCACTACGCTGATGGTAGTGCGGTGCCCCTTAATGACGGCCTCGTAATCAGTCCATAGTGTTCCAGCAGCCTGTTTTGCAACGAGTTCTGAGGTCTTGCAGCCGAACGCGGATTGTACAATTCGTTTGAGAATGCGTTTGCCCGGACCTTCGTTGTTGAGCCAGATGATCCGTCGCTTCTCTGGCTTGTCGTGGTACACGCTGTCAAGCTGCGCAGCCCAGTCAGTGCATAGATCAGTGAGAGCCGTTGTCTTGCCTTTGTCCGGACGTCCGGCAAGGATAACGAAGTCCCCGCCACGCAGAGGTCGGCAGGTAGTCTGAAGACATTCCCAACGCCATTGGAACCCGTCGTTGCGAAGGTCTTCGTCGAACAGGCTTTCGTCGACAGGCACCCACGGCAGGTTGACCTTTCGCTGCACATCATTGTCGTAGTTCCCTAGCAGGTCACGGACCCGCTTGTTAAAGTCGATTTCATCGCCGCGCTGGTACTGCTCCATCGCATCGCTGATAGCTTGCGCAAGGTTGGTTTCCAGCAGCCGGCCCATCAGCATCTGCTCAGCCAGCTCGTCCGGCTCGCGGGCAATCTGCTTGAACATCTGCCCGTAGATAGCGGCCTGCTCTGGTGCCAGCTTCGGGTGCGCTACCATCGTGAACCACGTTGAGAACGCACCGCCTACTGGGATCACCTCGCAGTCCGTAACATCAGCAAAGTATTTCTTGAAGTCATTGAGGACGATGGCCGTTTGCTGCGACAGCGCTCGGCTCTCGACTACACGGACTAGCTTCTGAAACTTCTTCCGATGTTTCATCATTTGCAGCAGTGTGATATCTAAAGACAACTGGTGCCTCCTACTGGTTAGGGTCGATTGCTTCTTGTGAGATACGCAGAAGCTCGTCTGCTTCCCGGGAGAAGTCAGAGTAGTTCCACGCCGGAGACTCGCCGCATGCTTCGCGGTACTGGTTGTCTGCGGTCATACCGAGAACCAGCGCCTGCTGAGCCATGATTCTAGCCAGCAGTTCCAACTGTCTGTTGGTCATGCTCGTGTCTCCTGTGCGTTATTGGGTCGAGAGTGCCCGAGTCGTGCCATGCGGGCATACCGTTGGAGCTTAGTGATTCTGGCTAGCGTGGAAGGCCGCGTCGATCCGGGCTTGAGATACTGCGACATCGTAGCTTGCTCGTGTTTGTGTACCTCTGCCGATATCACCGTACTCAAATGGTATGGATAGGTATTCCGCGATGGACGCCTTGGCATGGAACTTTGGGTCGACAGCGCTTTCCACAATCCGCACTGTCTTGCCAACGAGACTAAGCTTGCTGCGAATATCCGAGGCGGCACTACGGCCAGCCCCGTCGGGATCAAGCCAGACGCTAATCTCATGTTCATTAAGTAAATACTCCCATATCTTGGGTAGCAACGAGGTTCCCATTAAGCACAAGGCACGAAACCCTGCCGTCTGTATCTTGTACGCAGACAGTAAATCCTCGACCAGCACAATCCCTTGCCCAGTCCCAAACACAGGCACGCAGCTTTGCCTGCCGCCCGGCATCGAAAGGTACTTCGCACCAGTGGACGTAAATATTTGGCGTGCTTGCCAGTACACTAGCGACCCACGCATAACGACGGGAATCACTACTCGTCTCGTCGCTTCGTGGTAGTAGAAGCCCCCTGTCTGTATTTCTTGGTGCGACAATCCAGCCTTGTATAACCATAGTCGTGCCTCCTTTGGCCACAAGGCCAAGTCGTAAACCGCAGGCTGCGGTGGTCGCCGGTCAGCCTCCACGGCATGGTCAGCGGATTTCGCTTGCGCTGCCTTCGCGGCTCTCTCTTCGAGGGTCGGCAACGCTTTGAATAGTGGCGGGAGTTTCCCGCAGCGGTGACAGTACGCGCTGTACACAGTCTCATTATGGAACACAACGAGGCATAGCCCCGGCCCGCAGTCGTGTGCAATCTTCTTGCTCCCACCTACAGGCAGGGCCATTGCCGCGCTATGCCATTCCATCAGTGCGCCTTCTTGATGTTGCCCTTACTTGTGATGCGGTGCGTCGGTGCCTTGACACACAACGTCCACTCACGTTTGAAGTCCCGGCTTGGTGTGATGCTACCAATCCAGTCATTGCGAACGATCATTGCATGCGCCGTGTCGATGTCATGGCAGCACGCAACGTTCCCATGTCCGCCAGTGCGCAGCCGCACCAGCGTTTCCCGTGTGGCAGGTAGCCGCATCAGATCACCTTGGCAGTAACCAGTATGTCCACGATGTACACGGCGCTACCGCAGATCGCCGCCCACTTGCCCAGTTGAGCCAAAGCAATTGCATTCATGTGTTGCTCCAAAATACTAGAAGGTCACGACGGCCAGCGGTTACTCGCTCGCCTCTGTGTTGGGTAGTACGACCGAGGAAGAACATGGCGTGCCCGACAGGCAGAGTCGGCACGAACACGGGTCGCCCCAAACCGGGCGGGGCTGCGGATGTGCCGCCTCCCTCATGGTCAGATGATAGTGCGACGACTGCGGTGACCTCACTGTCCTCGTCGGTGTGCCAGTGCCCATGTGCGGTGTTCTCCGGTGTGTAGCGAGCGAACTGCACGCTGTCCAATGTCGCCGGCTTCATGCGGAACACAACCTCAGACAGCGGGATAACCAACTGGCTGAACAGCGTGCGTAGGCTGGCATACAGGACAGGCAGGCGCTCACGCAGGAAGATTTCCGGGATCTGTGTCTCCGGGGTTTCTGCGTCGTTCACCTTGAACCGCATGCTGTCCGCTTGTTCGCGGAGCTGTGCGCAGTAATCAGGGTGTAGGAAGGGGAAGCTGTAGATGCCTTCGCCATGCTTCGTGAGCACGTCAAGGGCAGCTAGGCCGGACTTGTCTTCAGCCCACGACAGGCACGAGTACAGATGGTGACCACCGAACTCGTGCATCGCAGTAGCCAAGCGCTTCAGCGTTTCCACATGACCGACGATGTCGGGATGCAGTTGGCTAGCGTGCGGACACGCCAGCTTCTGGTCAAGCAGCATGGCCGAATCCATTACAGATTGGCGATCAGTGCGTCAACGTCAACAGCGCCGGTGTCCAGTGCTGCGGTGGTGGCGTCCAGTGCTGCGTCAAGTGCCACCTCGTTGGCGACCTCGGCTTCGGACTTGGTGCCGTCTTCAACAGCAGGGGCTTCAGGAGCAGCCACGGTGGCGTCCTTCAAGCGGACGTCACGGATGCGCATGGTCGGCAGGCCGGAGTCAACGATCACCTTCAGCAGCTTGCCAGCAGGCGTCTCGACGACAGCAGCGACGGTGCCTGTCTCAGTCACACGGCCAGCGGCGCGGCCAAACAGGAAGCTCACGTCTTGGCCGACTTCGATGTTGGAAGCCAGCTCTTCAGCGGTGCGGGCAGTGATGTAGGTGTCGATGGCAATGCCAGCAGCGGTAAGCTTGTCGACCAATGCGTTGAAGGTAGCGACCAGTTTAACTTCTTTGGCGTCGGTTACGATCACTGCGGTGCGTTGGGTAGTCATGGTGTAGCCTCTTGGTAAGAGAAGGTAGGATGGGACAGGATGCCCAGTCTGTGCCCTCATGGAAGGCACAGGCGGAGTTTACTGGCCGAAGTACCGGCGAGAGGTCGGGTAGTTCATGCCCACGACCTTGCTGACGTGCGCCATGCCGACGCCGTCGGTGGTGGTTTCGATGCGGTCAATACTGTAGCCGTCGACCATCAAGTCACGCACATTGTTGGATGCGTCAAGCTTGGCGGTGCCGTATTCCTTCTGCTCATGTTCGCCGTGCGCCAACAGATCCAGACCCTGTGCCCGTGCCAGCAGGCCGATCACCATCAGGTCAGACAGAGTGGAGCGAGTCAGTGCATTACGTTTGTCGTTCAGGGTCAGCGAAGTGCGAGCAGTCATAGGAATCTCAGTAGATAATTCGGATTGGATATCGTCTTGGATCAGGATGTCAGCACGGGCGCCCATGCAGGCACGCCCTATGATTCCGCCGTTAAGCAGAGACAAGTTGAGTCACGGTCTTCATCATGGCGCCGGGACCGATTGGCATGATGTGGAACAGGTTGTTCGGGTAGCGTTCACACATGGACTTCTGCACCGTCTCGGCCATGTCATACGACGGGTACACTTCGGTCGGCGGGATCTTGGACTTTGGATTCCAGAGCACGAAGCCGCGCTCCTTGCCTACGTGGCACAGAAGGTTGCGCATGGTGGCCGGCTCACCCTTGCGGCTAGCTGCGCCCTTGGCAATGCTCAGCTCGCTGTTAATGCCGTTGTACGCCCGCTGTAAATCGTCCTTCTGCACCAGCAGGGCACGGCGCTCAGTGTCACATGACTTCAGGCTGGTCTGCGACAGTTGCAGGTCTTCTGCCAGCTTGGCGTTGGCTTTCTCCAGCAGCTCAGCTTTGTACAGCACCGCCTGATGCTTGCTCACCAGTGTATTGCTGCTGTCACGGAACAGGGAGTTCACCTGCGTAGCAATGGCAGGATGCCCGAGGATGGCGTTGACGACGTTGTCATGCAGCTCGACCGGCGACATGTCTTCGTTGTACAGGCGGCAACGGCGGACGGTTGGGGCTTTATCATTCACGGATTGCGTGTCTCCTACGCGGGTTTGGGCCAAGAGTGAGGCAGTTGTGCGGCGCTCAGCGAATGCTTGCGCCTCGTCGATGGTGGCCAGTCGGATGCGGTCCTTGTTGGAGTACCGCTTGATGTTGGTGATACCCGCTTCCTGAGACGGTGCGATGTCAACGGTAATCAGGTGCCCATAGGCATGACCGGAGTTGCTTGCATCGACGATGATGCCGCAGCGCCACCGAGGCGTACCCTTCTTGCTTACGCCACCGGCAAACACCGGCTCTTCGCCAATCTGCACCATTACAGCAACGCCAGCTTGGATGTAGCGGGAATCAATGCTCATAGTCAATCTCCATCATAGCAAAGCCGGCGCAGATCATGGCGCCAGCGTGGTGGTCACTGAATGCGGTATCGCAGCCAGTAGTATGGTCAAAGCCTTCGGTGTCAAGGATCTGGTTGTACAGCGGGCGGTCGTCAGCGAAGTGAACGCCTTGGTTCTCACTGAACACGAAGAACAAGGCGTCGAACGGGCCAGCGTCCACGGTGCTGTCATACGCCTGCGATTCAGCGAGCTTCAGTATCTCAGCAGGGCGGGAGCCGCCGTAGGCTGCGCCAACTTGGAGTGCCCGCATAGCATCATTGTGTCGCTTCGCATCCATTGAATGCACCACGTTGGCAGGAATCAAAACTGTACCCAAGATACTGGCCCCGCTTTCTGATGTGCTGGAGTCGTGCGGCGGTATGCCTTACGACGGAGTTTGTCCCGCTCTTCACGAGCAAGGATCATGGCCCGCACTTCGCGGGTTGTGCTATGGACGCACAGTTTGTTGGAGGTAGCGGCACGCCCGCCGTTATTTGTGAGCACGTTCATGTTCCTTGTTTACGTAGTCGCCAACGGCGTCACGCATAGAGATAGTGCCGGTCGATACGCGGGAAGCCACGTACAGAACGAAGTCAGTTTGGTCAGCCGGGAACTTGCCGACAGTCAGGTCAGCATAGTGCGCCATGCCTACGGTGTCAGCGTGGTACAGGTGCTGGCATTCCCGCAGGTCTTCGGCAGGGATGTAGTCCTTGATGTCCAGCCATTGGCGGTTGCCGAGGATCACCTCGTCCTCGTGGCGGAACGTGCGGTTGTATTCCATATGCCCAGCATCATGGAAGGCACGGAACACGACGTTACCAGAGACGCCGTAGATGCTCGTCTCGCTGTCTTGGGAGCTGACGTACAGAATGCCATTGGCACGGTCAGCAAGCAGCTCAGTCAAGCTCTGAGGGGCCAGATCGTGGCGTGACACAGGTACAACACGGACATGATTGCCTTCGGCGTACTTGCCGAGTGCCTGAGTGAAGGCACAGACCAGACGGGAACCGTAGTACGGAAGGTTGGAGCGCAGTCGATTAATCACAGTACATCCTTGGTTTGGTTAATACACACTGATGATCGCCTCGGTCGAGTCAACTCGTGACGCCGAGGCACCATCCATTTGTATTATCCGCAGTTACCTTCACCTTCGCATGGCGTGTGCTCCTTTAGACCGAGAGTGAGCGCGTCACCCTATGAACTGGCTGATGCCTACACAGGCCAGAAAGATCAGAGTCCAGACCAGCAGGCTAGAGGACCAGCTCACTCAGGCAGAACCTTGAAGCTTTCGGCATAGAAGCGCTGCGCCGATTTGCTGGTGTCCAGCGTCACGGTGCTGTCCGTCAGCGTTGCCTGAGTCGGCACATAGACGTCGATGTGTACGGGTTGGAACACGCAGGCAGTCATCATCATAGCGATGAACGCAAGGCCCAGCATCTTGGTAACGTTGTTCATAGTCCATTATCCTTCTTGAGTACGTCAGTTTGCGCTTCCGTGTGCAAATACACAGAGCGGATGAGGTTAGAGCCTTGCAGCAAGGTGGCCACAAGGGCCATAGGGACGAGAGCCCATCCAATGCTTTGTACGGTATCAATTACCAGCAGGAGGTTGTCCATCAAGCTCTCCGGGCGCTGTAGGCATACACAAGGCGCATGCGGTTAGCCAGCGGAGTCTTGTTGCTGCGCTTCGGCAAGTTGCCCATGCGGACCAGCCGCGCCGCCTCTACGTCCAGCATGCGCTGCTTCGCCAGCTTGATGTACTTCACGTCAACCGATTGCCCACTCTGGTTCCAGCCGTCTTCGATAGGGCCGGGCTCGTCAGACGCGCCCTTTGAATCAGACAGAGGAACCAGATCCACTTCCTCGGCATAGCCCTCGAAAGGAAGCAGGCCAGAGCGGGCCACCATCATCAAGGCGCCGAACTTCACGCCATGCTGCTGAGTGTCACGGAACACACGGACGATATCGCCAGTCTTGTACACAGGCGGTTTGATACCTTCAGGCGGTGCGGGCATTACTTGCATTGCGTGTCTCACTTGTTCAGTTAGGTGCGGAGTCAGTGCGTTGCGCCTCAGCGGCAGCTAGCATGGCGTTCATCTTGACCTGTACCGCATGGATGTACAGTTCGTAGTCGTCCCGGGGTTTCAAACCAAGGAACTCAGCATACATAGGGCGCAGCTTCTTGCCCTTCATGCTGCTGTGCGTCAGTCCAGCACGCTCAAGCTTGAATGCAGCCTTGAGCTGAGCCAGCATAAAATACGGGATGTCTTTGCCAGTGAATACTTGAGCCATGTCAGTCTCCTACATGCCGACCATTGCGGCACGGATACTTGATACGCTGTATGGCGCGCCGTCAGGAGTTTCTGTTATACCGTTCTCGTGCAGATGTTCAAGCATGGCCAGAGCGGCGGCATCCAGCGTAGCGTTGTGGGCTACGTGGTTACACGCCATTCTATACAGTGGGCCATCGTTGTTGATCCAAAGTGACACGTTCCAGTGATTCCAGTTCTTATGTCCCTGATACATGGCGCACCCCATGCCCGGCTGTTACACCGGGCGGCAGATGTTAGACCTCAGTAGGAGCAGGAGTTTCAACAGCAGGAGCAGCAGTCACGCCAACACCGTCAGCAATCTGTACCAAGCCAATCAGCAGTTCGCTGTGCTTGATTTGCAGGTTCGGGTTCTTCTTCTGCTCAGACTGCATGCGCTTGATGATCTTGGCGACTTCGGCTTGCAAGTCAAAGGCTTCAAGCAGCGAAGGCTCAGGCTTGAAGGTATACCAAGCGTTCAGGTTGGCGTCAGTCAGGTTAGTGACTTTGTCCTTGGCGTACAGGAAAGGCATGTCCTTAGCGCCGGCACCAGTGTTGATAACCAGTCGACCGTATGCCAGAGCCCACTCAGCAAAGGCATTCTTACGAGCGCCTTTAGGCAGAGCAAGGAACAAGCGGTTGACGAAGCCGATGTCACCGTGCAGTTGCAGGTGGTGCAGGCAAGACAAGCCAGTCAGTTGGATATCAGCGTCCAGCTTTTCACCACGGTTCTTGATGCTGGCAATGCTCTTATCCAAGTCAGCAGCGCCAACAGTCAGTTTCAGGGTAACAGCGAAGTCAACAGCAGGAGTGTTAGTAGTCATGATCGTGTCTCTCGTATGGATTTGGGTAAAGAGTGAGCGGATTGCGCCTCAGCGCCGTCCGATGTTCAAGCCTTGCTTGGCTTTAGCATTATGTCCAGACAGAAGCTTCTTAGCCCTGCCTTGTGAGCCCCTTGCTTGGCGGCTCCCGTCAGGCTGCCATGCTGCACCAGCCGATGGATAGTATTCGTCAGTGCTGTAGTACACCTCACGCATCTTGCGCAGTTCAGCCCTTGCACCTACAGCTTCCGGTCCCTTAACAGCTTGCAACTCAGCTACCTTCTTGAAGTGCCGTGCTGCCTGCTTAGCTACCTTACTCATGTTCAGTCCTCACAGGAGTTGGAATGTGCCGATGTAGCCATCGCCTGCCTTAACCCGGCAGCACCATTCATCAACTTGTTCCGCAGTCCAGACAGTGTCCAACCGAACAACGCTATAGCTGTTGTCCTCGTGGTACACGCCACCGTCTGTTACTTCCAACGTGGTCTTAAGCTTAGCCAGTGCAGCAATCATCTTAGCTTTACCCGTTGTCTTAACGTCAATACCAATCTGGTTCATGGTCGTTACTCGTGGTTGCTTTCCAATACATACTGGCTAGGCTTTCCATCCTAGCTGCTCAGTCTCCGTGAGGCAGTGAGTATCAGAAACCTATCACTAGGTCTTTGCTCTTATCGAGTCTTCAAAGGGACACCCAGTGTATCTAAGATCCGGGGCGACTAAGCACTGTTCTGAGCCAGTGAACTCTTCCTATTCTTCATCCGCCTAGGAAGTGACGGTGCTGATTTTATCCACTCAGTGGCTCCGGTACAGTTTCGGAGGCTAGGCTTAACCAGTAAGCTTTGCTAGGTAGTCGTCGATTCCGTCTCTCCCCTTTACGCATCTGCGTCCAGATCAAGTCAGTCCCAGTCGGCCTATCTCGCCGTTTGTTGTAAGCTTGTGTCGCTCATTCTACAGTGTTCGTTGTATCTGTCAAGCCTTACGTTTAGTGATCTCAGTTGCTCAGTAACCACAACTTACTATCTCGTGAGGCTTGATGAACCCTACTCATAACATCTGCTCAGGTTCCTTACAACTTGCTGCACATTCTACACAACCCTGCGTTCCTGTCAACCGCTTGTTTCCGCCTTGTGAGTGAGTGCCTTACGGTCTTATCTCACTACCCTAGATCCTCTATCGTGTCTCAGCGTAGCGTCTCGGTTAGTAGACAGAGCTGAAAGATTGTCGAGGCTAGTAGACTAGCTGACTGAAGCGCTGGGTTGTTAAAGAGCGTTGTTCGTGTTGCTTGGTTCACATCATACAGCTTGTGTAACCCTTGTCAACCATCTTGTTGCTGTGTTGCTACTCGTTGTCTCTACCGTGTTGCGTTGTTGCTTGGTATGCCGATCATTCTATACGTATGTGTTCTGCTGTCAACATGTTTGTCTATAGATATTGTCTGTGTTCTCTATTGACTGTGTCGAGTGGTCTATTGTACTCGTGTGCATGCGGTCATTAACCTGTGTGCTTATGGTCTGGATGTCTCATGGTCCGGCTGTCCTGTCCTCATGGTCCTGATTGTCTGGTCCTATCATCCTTGTCCGGTCTTCTGGTCTGGATGGTTGGTACGTTCTTTCATGCTGGTGATGTGTTGCTCTGCTTCTGCGTTAGACAGATGCACTGAAACCTGTCCGGCTGTTCTCTTACCTAGAGGGCGGCAATTAATCAGACACCGACAATAAGACAGGTAGCGCCCGTGCTTGCTCGCTTCCAGCCCATCGACATGACTGCTTAGGTGCTGTTTAGAGCCTCTATCACGCCTGAGACGTTTCCCGGGCCATTCCATATGCTGATCAGGCTATGCGCCTAGCGCCTCACAGAGAGCCTCACAGGAGCTTTGAGCCTGTATTGACAGCCATATCCATTGTATGCTACTCGCGATTACCTCAGGTGCCGACAAACGGTAGCATTCAGGTGTTGACACGGCCTAGAATCTCGTGATGTACTAGGCACATCGAACAGGTCAGGAGGAAGGCACATGGACACAGACGTAGCATCTAGGACGGGCCGCTGCCGAGGTGCAGGCCGAGCCCCTATGGGGACAGGCGTGCAGTTTTCGTCCTAGGTGACCTCTCGCATAAGGATATCAGATTTGGGTTTCAGTGTCTTGGTTAGAAGATGCCGAACCACAAGTTCACGTCAGCGTATATGACGGCTGCCACGAAGGCACCGGAGCTGAAGAAGCACAGGTAACTCATTTGGCAGCCTCCACATAGGGTTGCCCATTCAAGGCGTTGCACAAGTCCACGGAGTCAGCGTAGTCAAGGAGGCCTTGTGTAAGACCTTCCATAGTAGCTACGGAGACACGCGGATGATAGCATGGTACGTAAGGGTTAGGGAGTACAGGAGAGCCGCTCACACAGCCGCTGAGCAACGTCAGCAGGCACAGAAGCGTCGCGGGAAGAAGGGTGCGAATCCCAAGCGGCCTTGACACTGTCGCGGGTCTGGTTAGAGACTCGCTGCACTTGGAGGACACGGGCTGCTGTACGGGCCTGTGCGTCCCTGAGAGCCGCCACAGCGGTCTTTTGTTCATCGAGCTGAGTCCTTGTGTCAGATAACGTTTCTCGTGTCGCCAGTAGGCCCAGAGAGAGCCCAACAATAGCAGCCACGAGGGCTAGGGCAGCCGCAACTTTGAGTAGGAGAGCCTGCATCAGTATTCACCACGCCAGAGTTTGGCTTCAGCGACACGGCGAAGAGCCACGCCATAGCAATTATTGGAGCGGACACGACAATCAAGACCGCCAGCAAAGGACCAACGTCGGAACTGTAGCCCAGCATCATGGTAGGAGCCTTGGTTAATGAGCTTGAACATCGTGGATGTCGAGCAGTTCGCGTTGCCTACGTTAAAGCAGAAGCTCACGAGGGCATCGAATTCATATTGATAGAGCGGAACCTTGATCGCCTTACGCACTGCATAAGAGGCTGAGCCAACGTCAGTCCGAAGGAGCTGTGCGCATTGTTCAGGCGTGTACAAAGTCCCGACCTTCATCGAGCGGTCCATGTGTCCGGTGCAGACTGTCGGGAGTCCTATAGAGTCCAAATAAACTCGCTGTACCGTGCCTTCCTCTTTCGAGATAAAGCCTAGGCCAGATGCGCTTATCGCCAGTGTTGCAACAGCTACACGGGCCAACTGCTTAAGGTTGGCCATGCAGTACCTCTTAGGACAGAACGCCGCCAGTAAGGACGCCGGCTACGACGGTTGGAGTGAAGGTGGTGCCGGAGCCAGTGATGGTTACGCCGGTGACGGCAACACCGTGGCTCAGGATTGTCTGCGTCGAGACGAGCCCGGACACAGCGTTCGGCGTCTTGCTTGCAGCGTCATGCAGGAATGCGGAGAGCAGAGCACCGTCGCCAACTGCGCCGCTGGCCTTGGTGGCTTCAACGATGCTGATGGCGTTAGCCACTTCACGGCGAAGGCGCTCAGCGCTGGCGAAGCGACCGGCTTGTTTCAGAGTCTTAGCTTGCATATCATACTACCTTACGAAGTTCAAGTGCGCGTACACGCAGGGTCATGGAAGGGGCACCGGCCACGCTCAGGTATGCCGAGATTCGCATACGGAGGTCCGTTGCATCAGCGGGCATGACAAGAGGCGGGGAGCGGAACTGCCCGGACTGCGCAATGGCAGGGTAAAGCGCGCCGTCTTGGTAACGGTCTTGGTCCCAAATGCTGAGCGGGTTAGCGCCGCCAAGGGTCTGCCAGCCTGCTTGCAGGGACAGGATGTTCGTGGCTCCAGCATCGACTTCGTACTCACCGACAACCTCATAAGTATCGCCGGGAACGACCAGTGTGTGCAAGGAGATTTGACGCATCAGGTCAATGGAAGCAGCGGACGTAGCCGCAACACCGCCGATAACAATCTGCTGCCAGAGCTTACCGCCGACAGTCACTTTCGAGTAAGTCCGAGTGACGCCAGTGGTGCCGGTTGCGTTGGCGCCGGAGTACCCGTCAGCCATCTGGCCCGAGCCGCCTGTACCGACAGAGCCGGCAGTGCCAGCCAGAGCCCAGTTGGACGTGATGATGGTTGCAGATGCAGCCACACCGATGTCGTCGGTCGGATCAGCCATAGCGATGATCTTGGTCGCCAGCGGCACAGCCCAGTAGTACGCCCCTAGGACGTTCGGGTGCAGGCCGTCGGTGGTGTAAGCCACGTTCAGATCGCCCACAGCCATGTCCACGGCCAGCAAAGGCCAGGTGTCTACCACGCCCACACCGGTCTGAGTAAACTCAGCCAGCAGGCGCTGACGGACTTCCTTGTGATACACCAGTTGTGGCGCACTCAGGATCTTGTCAGCGTAGGTAGCATTACCGCGTGGCGGCGGGACCATGAAGATCACGGAAATCTCTGCGGCTAGGCAGAAGTCCCGGATACGGATCAGGGAGTCCATCGTCTGCGTGGCTGTGAGGGCCGCTGCACCACGATCGTTTGTACCGACGTGTACGACACAAAGGTCAGTACCGGCAGCCGCCATCGCAGCGAGGCGAGCTTCAGACATCACGGACGTGTCGCCGCCCACGCCGAAGTTCCGGGCGTGTTCGAATTTCAAGCGTTGTCCACAAGCTCGCAGGGCGTGGGACAGGAAGCCGTTGCCTTCTGTACCACTGGTTGCGCTGGAGTTACTGGCGGCGATGGAGTCACCGAGGACGGCGACCTTCAGGCCAGTCGGTCGGCCCATCCACACAGCCACGATGGCAGCCACAGCGTCGCGCAGGGCGTCTACTGCCAGCAGGAAGGCTGGGACACCGCTCAGGTTGCCGCGTCGTGCAGCGACGGTCTGGAAGTGCGAGGCAGCTCGCGCCGCCTCCGTTCGCAGACGTTCTGCGTTGAAGAACTGCCCGAATGCCGGGAGGTCACTGGGTTTCATGGGATCGCCTTAGATTAGGTCGAGGGAGAGTTGTGGCTCAGGTGCGGACACCAGCGCACGGGACTTGACGGATTCAATCCGCTTCAGCTCCTTGGCACAGGCACCCAAGAAGTCCTTGAACGCCTTGACATGGATGGCAGGGTCAGAACCACGCTCAGCAGCAATGCTGATCTGGCTCAGCACCTGTGCAACGTCCTTGCGGATGTTGTGCGAACGAGCGTGCGGGCCAAGCGATGGGAGGTCAGTGATGCGCATTATTTACGTCTCTTGATAGTCGAGGGAAAGCGGGACTGCTGCGCGCCGTAAGCATGGCAGCGAGCGTAGTGCATTGGGTCTTGGAACATCTTCAGCAGCTCAGCCTCACGGGCCGCAGCAGCCACAAGTTCGCTGTCCTGTCCGAGAGTCTTAACCCAATAGGCAATCGCCATCGACAGTGCGTCGAGTCGGTCATCCTTGGCCAGAGCCCCACGGTCGCGGGTCAGCTTGGTGAACTGGTGAACAAGCGTGTAGAGCTGGCGCTTGTCTGCCGGGTAGTGCGAGGTACTGGCCCAGTCTTCCGCGATCACATCCTCGTCAAACACGAGTGACCCACGGGCCGCTACGGGCTCGATGGTGTCTGCAATGCGTTGTTCCTTCTGCCCTGTGTTGAACACGTCCTGTACGCTGCACAGCACGCTTGCAGCCCGCAACAGCGGGAGCAGCACCTGTGTGAACGCACCGTGACCCATGTTCTTCTCGATGATGATCGTGTCTGGACGGAATCGTTTGCAGATGTCCACGATCTGAGTCAGGGTATCCGTGTCGTAGCCACCGCGAACGGCGCCAGCGTAACGGATGAAGATGTTGCCGCCGAGCTGGTCAGCTACTGCTATACCAGTCTCGTCACCGTTCTTGCCGCCACCAGCAGGGTCAATCGCCAGTACGCGCCCGGTCGGTTTAGCCGTCTCCGGCGACACGAACGAGGTGCTGGACATCTGGAACTTGATGGAGCCGACTTGGTACTGTCGGAGCCCCTGTGCGTCCGTCGTTCTGACGAAGTGCATCGGGAGCTGCTCGCCTAGGCGCATCACAACAACGTGTGCTGCCTTCAGCGGATAACGAGCCATGTCGCTAAGGAGCGTACACAGCATGTGCTGGAGCTGGAAGTACGCCGGACCTTGCTTGTTCTCCTTGATGCAGAGAGCTTGGTCGTCGAGCAGGTCAGGGTCAGTGGCTTGGCCGGACTTGCCGGTGGGGCCGTAGCCTGTCCGCAGGGACGGGTCTGCTTCCATTCGACGGCGGATCATCGGCGCTAGGTTTTCACCGTAGGCACCATCCTCGTCTATACCCGGATAACGACCGGGCCAAATCCTTACGCAGTACCCGGAGCCGGGGAGCGTGTTGTATACGGAGCTATCAGTCTGCGGAGTTCCGAGGAACACAGTCTTAGGCGGCTGCCCCTCACGACCTACGCAGATCGACGGGAAGTCGCGCAGCAGGTTGAGCAGCAGTTCACGCATCAGCGCAGTACGGGAGTTCTTCGCGGACTCAATGTCATCCGCAATCAGGAGGTCAGCACGCTTGCCTTGCAAGTTGCCGGTTATCCCTATGCAGGCCACAGAGGGCGATTTGTCAATCCCTTTCAAATCCCGGTGTACGTCGAAAGCCTCTACGGAGGTTCGATCATCTGGACCGGGGCGTAAGCATTCCAGAATATCCCACGAGAGAATCATTCGGGTCACGAGTGTTGAAATCTCGTTCGCCTGTTTCCCACCAGCGGAGATAATAAGGATACGGTTTTGCGGGTTCTTAATCAAGAACCAAACAGCGAAAATGGCGGTGATAGTAGACTTCGCTTGTGACCGCTGCGCCTGCACCATCAGGTCGTTAGGGCCGAACTCAAGGAAGCATCCAATGTCTTGTTGGACGGGAGTTGTACTAAAGCCGAGGAACCGCATACCCGCTACTAGGAACGGTAGGAAGTGTTCGTACTGCTCTTGCAACAACTCCAACTGCGCATGGCGCGCAGTACGGAGAAGTTCTTGTGCCACTAGTGCTGTACACCCATGCTAAGTTGGAAGTCAGCCATTACGGCGTCCAGTTCCTGCTTGGATACGCCAGAGCCTTTAAGCTCGCGCTCAAGCTTGGCGCCCAGTGCAGCAACTTCTTTATCGCCACCGGGCTCGGCAGTGATGTTGTTGTCCTTCAGGAAGGCACGCAGCACAGCGGCATCAGCCGAGGTGAAGGGCATCCAGTTGTCGTCGTCCATACCAAGGTCCGAGGACGCCAGACGGCGCTCCCAGTAGATGGTGAACTGATCGTGCAGGGAGCCTAAACGCTCGCTAGATGCTGCCATTACTTGCTCCTTAGTTTGTCGTACAGGTAGAACCCTGCCTGAATTACAATCCAGACAAGGGTTGCCCATTTAAGGGCGGTGTCTACCGGGAAGTTCATAAACCAATCCATGCCGACCACCGTAACTGGCGGGGCGTTTCTCATTGCCACGTCAACAGTGGTCGAGTCCAAGTTATTCCCCTCTTAAAATGCGTTGTGCCAAGTCCAATGCGAACTGCGGCAAGTCGTCGTAAAGTGTTTCGTCGTCCTCTAGAGGTTGTCCCTCTGAGTACACCCTGCATGCGCCGTTAGGCTTAACTGCGTACATGATTACCTCTCGAACACGTAAGCTTGGCAGTACAAGGAAGTGCTGGCACCACCGGCAGTGTTCCAGAACAAGAACTCACGGGTTTCTGTAGTTGGGTCTAGCGGGTGGTCCCAGTTAGAGTACGTATTGATTCGCACGTTCTGAATCCATGTACCCACGCCTAGCGCGTTGAGCTGCCCCGGAGTACCGAAGACTGTCGCGACTGTGCCTACCGACGCTTGGAAGGCGGCATGGCTTCCGGACACAGGAACCACGTTGCGAGCGTGGTACGTCTGGACGGTGGTGGTGTTGTTGGCACTCGTAATCAGGAACGGGGCAACGCCGGGGTTTGCAGCGGTGTATTGGATGCGCCCGGACAGCGCGTAGTGCCTCTGTGGGATAACGTTCCCACCTGTACCTACACGAGTAGAGCCAACATATCGCTGTGATGTATCCCCAGTGCGTGTCCGCGCCGTACCATACCCCGACAGCACGGGCTCGTCGGTGGAATACGTTAACGTACCCACGCCGCCAGTCTCGGTCAGGTATACGTGAATGAAGGTGTTAGCAGTTCCCGACGGCGCGTGTGCGATACCCGTGGGCAGAGTCACTACCTTGCCTAGACCCGGTACATACGCTCGACCAGAGCTAACGTTGATGGTGTTGCTGTTGTCCACATTCACCGTAAGCCCTGTGATGTAGTCCGTGCCCACGTTCATAACGCCGAGGGTTGTGCGGGCAGTCGCCGCGTCTACATCGTCCAGCAAGGTACGGGCAAACGCAGTGAGGTCAGTCTGCGCAAAGGCGTCCACACCAGTGGCGTAGATCAGCTTGTTTGCAGCAGTGACCAGAGCGGCCAGAGCGGTCAGGGTTGCGTCACCCGGCTGCGCTGCGTTGGCCGTGATTACAGCCGCTGCGGAGTCATCCAACGCTTGCTGTGCCTTGGCGTCAACGCCATCTGCTGTAGCCTGTGCGTCGTTGGCCGTGATTACAGCCGCTGCGGAGGCGTCCAGAGCGGACTGCGCCTTGGCGTCAATTGCGTTAGCCACGGACTGTGCGTCGTCGGCAACCGACAGTGCGGTTACAGAGTTGTCCAAGGCTAGCTGCGCCTTGGCGTCAATGGCGTTGGCCACGGACAGTGCATTGTTGGCGGTGCTCACAGCGATTACAGCGGAAGCTGCTGCATCATCTGCGTCTTGTGCAGCTTCAGCAGCGAGTACCTCTACAGCAGAGGCGTGAGCTTCTGCGAGCGCAGCGTTTGTAAGCGCTGTGTCCGACTTGGCATCAGCAGCGTTGGCTGTGACGACAGCGGCAGCGGCGGCAGCGCTTGCGGAGTCCGCAGTAGCTACAGCAGCATTGGCCAGATCGACAGCGTTCAGGGACGCAATGTTTGCGGTTACGGCAATCTCAGCAGCGAAGGCCGAGCTGGCAAGAGCGAGCTGTGCATTGTCCGAGGATTCCATTACAGCGTACAGCACTTGACGGGCTTGGTTGTCGAGGTCGGATTCCGATACGACTTGCAGGCTCACGAAGTCCACGAGTGGGAATTCAATGTCAGTGGCGCGGTACACACGAAGAACCTGACCGACCGGAACAACGGTCACGTCAGTGTTGAAAGTGGTGTTGTTGACCTTAACCAGATCGACAGGAACCTGCACTTCGACAGAGACGTCGGTTGCTGGTGTCACGATCACGGCCTTTACGTCGTCCGTCTCCAGATAAGGAGCCGGGTTTCCCGGAAGATCCGGGCGAAGTCCAGCAAAGTTGATTTCAACTTGCATGACTGCCCCAGTGCCGGGGAATTCGTTGGTAGCTAGGAAGTCAGCCATGTGGGTTCCTGTGTGTGATTTCTTACCTAGAGGGCGGCAATTAATACCGCCCGCAGGCGTTAGTGTTGCAGGCTATGCAGCCCGTTGGTCAGCGGAGTGAGGAAGACGGTGTTACCGCCCGGCAGGCTTTTAACCAGAGCAGACATGTCTTGGTTAGTGACACCGCGAACAAGGCCGTCAGCGTAGCCGATGGCAGGGATGTTGCCAGAGAAGCTGGACTGTCCGCTGCGAACTCCGGACATTTCGAAGCCGCCAAGAGCAGCGCCAGCGTCAACGATGTCCCCAGCCAGTCCGCCCAGTGAGGCGTAGTTGAGGGTTGCGCGGGCCAGCATATCTGGCGCAAGGTTGGTTTTAAGGTACTCGTCACGGCGAGAGGACTCCATCGTGGAAGCATTGAGCTGCACACGAGCAAGGTGAATAGGGATGGCGAAGGACATTTGGCCCAGCAGCAGGCCCATAGCCTTGGCAGTACCCTGATCCGCTCGTACACGGGAGAGCTGCTTGTCCATAGACACGATGCTGAAGCTGCGGAACTGCGTGAGGATCTTAAGGAACGAGTCATGCACGTATGCACCGCGCTCACCAATGAAGGTGCCTTGGATGATCTGCTTAGCACCCCGCTCGGTCATCTGCTGGAGAGCCAGCATCGCTTGCGGGTTGGTGCTTTGGCGGATGTCCATTGCCACCAGATTACCGTCCTTGTCGAACTTGGCGAAGTTCTTGAGGTCTTTCTTCAGGTCTTTGGCAAGCTGCTCGCTGAAGCCCATGCTGCGCAGAGCTGCATCGTTCTCACCAGTACGCACGAAGCGCAGGGTCTTGTGCAGGATCTGTTCAGTAGCGCCGCGCACTTGGGCAGCGTGCAGGTAGCGGAAGCCGGTAGCCAAGGATTGGGCGTTGGAGCCAGCCCGCAGCACGCGGCTCAGCATGTCCGGGGCGTCTCGGCCAGCCAGCTCGATGTTGTCCATGTCCTGCCAAGGCATGATCGCCTGATGCTCGTCACCCAGTCGCCCGCCCGGAACCTCTAGGGAGTCCAGAATCTCGTTCTTGTGCCCTTTGCGGACTTCAGAGATAAGGCGCGGCATGTCCTTGGTGAACCGCAGCGCTGCCTGTACGCCGAGAGTGGTTGCCAAGTTGGCTGTCTCAGCGAGCTGCGGCATAACCGCTTGGCCCAGCTTGGACACAGTGGTCAGGATGCGGATGTTGTCCAGATGGCGGTTCGCATTGCCAAAGGCTTGCCCTGTAAACTCTGCGATTACCTGATCCAGTGCCCGAATCTCTTGTGCGGTTGCTTCCTTGCCAGCGGTGCTGCGGAGGCTGACGAGGTCACGCAGTTGTGCAAAGCCCTTGCGGCCTTGGATACCACGGCGGGTCAGAGTGACCTCGCCATTAACGCGCCGCGCTTGTGCCCGGAACAATGCTACCTGATCGTTCACGAAGGCGTCAGAGAGGTTGAACTCCACGTCGTCAGTGCCCTTCAGGGTCTGGTTCTGGTCAAGGTCCAAGCGGCTCTTGGTGTGCTTTGCGCCACCACGGCTGATGCGGTCAATGTACTTCTCAATGTCCTCGGGTGACAGGTTGGTGCCTTGAGCCAACGCATCCCGCAGAGCTGGGGCGGCGTGTGGATCGTGGATGTTCGTAGGCACCATCCCGCCGCCGTGCGCTTCCCGGATTGCCCGGTCGATGTAGCGGCTGGCCGTCTCTTTGGCGAACTTGTGCCCACCTGTGAAGTCCTTCCAGCTATCAGCCATCTGGCGCTCCAGCTCAGCACGGATCGGCTCCCGGCGTGTTGGGTTCGCCAGCAACCAACGAGCGTCGATTGCTCGGGTGAAGTACCCGATTGAGCTGTCAGGCAGGTTCTCGCTGCCCAGTACTTTGGTGTCCTTCTGGTCACGGCGCAGGCGGTCGTAGGCAGAGTCCATGATGTCGGCTGCCTGCCGGATGTGCGGATGCTCGACCATCGGGATACCCATCGCGCGGGCTCGCCTAGCGTCGCTCACGGCCCGATTGAACTCAGACCAGTGCGTTGCCTTGGTGAACACGTCCTTGATGGTGCTGCCGCCGTTCTGGTTCCTCCAAGCTGTGTATACGTCGTTGAAGTGTGCGATTGGGGCGTTGTACTCACGCTCCCGGATGGCATGCTCCACAGCGGCGGTAGATCGTGGCCCACCGGCCTGTGTTGGCTGCTCCAACAGGTGCCCAGCCACCCAGCGCATACCCGGATGCTGAGAACGCGCCAAGGTCATGGCGGTGGCTTGCAGGGCGTTGGGCAGGAGGCGGGACAGGGTCTTCAGACGGGTTTCGTCGAAGGTCGGCGCCTGCTGTTCCATACGCAGCAGCATTTCGGTGTCGTACAGACGCTGAGCGTTGTCAGGGACCGTATCAGCCGTCACGCCGTAGCGGGCACCCACTTCCATGCGGTCAGCCAGCGGGGAGAACTGAGACTCCAGTGCGGAGGTCAGGGAGCCATCCATACTGGTCGGCGTTGCACCGTCAGCACCGGAAGGGACTTGGCCCGGAAGCTCCGTGATGTCGGGCATCAGGCGCTCATTGTCTGGCATCGGGCGGTACGCGGCTTCGCGGAGAGCTTGAGCGCGTTCGTACTGGATGTTGGTGGCCACCTGCTTTATCTGGTCAGGCGTGGCGTTGGGACCAGCACGGCCCTGAGCCTCGGCCCACAGCCCGTGCATGAACTCCGTGGTGTTGGCTTGGATGGATTCCGCCATAGCGTCAGAGGTGGTTGCCGCCTCGTCAGCTTCAGCGTGTACGTCTGCCCGGTTCTCGTTGGCCGGGGCCACCTGCCGGGTGCGGTTCGCAATTGCTGCGCCGCCAGCGCCGAACACTGCGCCGAATGCTGCACCGTACACGTAGTCAGCGGCGGTGACGTGCTCACCTGATGCTTGCAGTGTGGCTTCTACCAGCGTGTTGCCGGCGATGCCTTCGGTGATCCCACGGGTCATTGTGTACGTCTTGGCGCCTACGTTAGCGAGCTGAGCCACTTTCCCAACGCCCAGCCCAGCAACCCAGCCGACGGGGTCCAGAATACCAGCACCCAAGCTAAAGAAGGTCGCTGCACCAGCTCCGTGAGCGCCGATGGTTTTGAAGTTCTCGGCTTGCTCATTGAGGCGACCAAGCTTCCACAAACGCTCTTCAGCGCTGCTGCTATCAGCGATCCACTCTTGGTCAGCAGCGGGGCGGTTCTGGCCCCACGTTTCACGGTCGGAAAGCCCGTCGAATAACGGGTCATCTTTAAAAGTTCGTGTACCATCCCAGTGCTCCATGATGCTGTCAACGACAGCGGCTGTGCCTGTCATTTCGCGGTACGCCGCAGCAGCCATGTCCACTGGCCCAACGCTGTGTTTGTACGCAAGCTGCTTGGCGTTCTCATCATTCTGCTTGATGGCGTCCAGCAGGGTTGTGTCCGCTTCGGACTTGTCACCTGTGATCGTCGGCAGATCCCGCTTTGCACGGGGCTTAGCCAGATACTGATTGCCAGCGGCTTGGATCGCCTCACTGGTCTGGTCCTCTGTCGCGCCGTTCGCCTTGGCGACGATTGCAGCGCGGGACTCTTGTGTGTACTGCGAGAACTTCTCGACCTTGGAGAGCTTCTCCTTGATGCCCCGGCGACCGGCGTTTACGTCCGGCACCACGTTGGAGAAGTCACCGTAGTCCTGTTCTGCTACTTGGTCACGAGTGCTGTCCGTTCCTGCGGAGGGTGCAGGTCCGACGGTAGTGGTGTTGCCTTGGCTCATGTAGTCTTTAATGTCGGACATGCTTTCCTCTATTGGTTAGCGCTCTCCCTTGACGTCGACTTTCTCAAAGTGCTTGCGCACTTGGCGGGAGTCAAAGGTGAACGATGCTGATTCGCCGTCAGGAGTGACGACAGTGGTGTGATAGATCTGGACAGTCTGTCCGTCGATAACCTGATCCTTCAGGCGGTTGACTTGAAGCTTGCCGTGCGTGGTCATTGCCTGCCACGGGGAGAACTTACCACTGAACGCCGTAGCGCCTGTGTCTGCTGCCTGTGCCTTGCCGACCATGTCGCCGGTGATGCTGTAGCCCTTCTTCGGCTGACGGCTGTTAGCGGTTTCCCACCAGCCGCCCAGCGCCACGTTGACGCCGTTCTTCTTGGCTTCCGCTTGCGCCACTTCGAAGAACGCACGCCCGGCGTCCTCTTGGTTGGAGCCGATGGCCATTGCCAGAGAATCCTGTCCCGGCATCTTGCGGATCACGGCAGGGCCGAGGATGTCCAGCTTGCGCAGTACAGCCGGTGCAGCGCGCTTGGCAGCTTGCTCCGGTGTCATGTTCAGGTTGTCCATCATCATCTGCATTTCAGGGCCGGCAGCTTCCATCAGGATTGCCTTGTTGCCTTCGTCCATGTCAGGGATACCGCGCAGCCATGCACCACCGCCGCCCTTCTTGCTCAGGTCATTCAGCGCCTTGTCCAGCGTGGCCTTGTTGTCCGCAGTGGTGATGCCGGGGTTCTTAACCAGCGGCTTGCCGAACACAGCCTGCGCTGCTTCAATGCGGGACAGCGAGCCTGACTTGATGAAGCGGTTGTACTGCTCCATTCGGATGGCGTTCTCGGTGCCGAGGTACGCATCTGCCGTGGCCTGCCCGTCCGGTTGGGACAGGAGCTGCGTGTAGATCTGCTGCGTCCGGTCGAACTCAGCGCCGATTGGACCGCCGCCTTCAAGCTGGCGGAACGGCTCCTGCAACATGCTGCTGAGCTGCGGGTTGACGTACTCGTTGCCGTGGTTGTAGTTGTCAACGATGAACGCGCTCGCCTGCTCTGGAGTCTGCATGCTCTGCTTGACTCCCCACGAGTCGAAGACCATCTGGTCATACTCTGGCTTGGGTACGCCGGAGCTGATACCGAACTTGCCGGCACCGGATTCCATAAGGGTGATAGCCCCTTGGATCTGCGCCTTGCGTGTCTCGAAAGCTTCCTGTGTACGCAGACCACTTTCGTAGTTCTGCTCGGAGCGCTTGTCGCTGATTCGGAAGGCACGGGAGTAGCTGGCCTTCTGCATCGCCATCATGTCTTTCTGGCTGATGATACCGGACTGGGAGCCCGTCTCCGCCATGTACTGCTCGTTGATGCGGTTGATCTGAGTCTGGATCTGTGCCGGACTCATGCCTGCGGATTGCCCGCTAAGCTGCGCGATTGCTGCGCCGTACTGGTTGAAGCCGTACTGCTTGGCAGTCGTGACCTCGGCTTCCTGCCGCGCCTTGATGATTGCGGTCTGGTCGTCAACGTCCAGCACCGATTCATAGAAGCTCGGGTTACCGTCGATACGCTCGTTCATCCAGCGGTCAACCCAGTGATTGCCCTGCGCCATCTGATTGATAGCGAGCTTCTTCACGGTGTCCCGGTAGGTTGCGTCGTCCATGCCGGCTGGCTGCCGGAGTGACATCAGGGCGTTGGTCTTGGCAGCGCCGAAGTCCTCGTCATTGGTGATGCCGTTGGCCCGATTGAGCGCAGCGCCTTGCACGGTGTTCGCCGCGCTGTTCACCATCCCGGCGTACTGCCGAGCGCTTTCGCTTTGCACGTAAGCGTAATTCGCCTTGCTCTGCGCCTTCATCAGAGTCGGGAGTTGCTCCACGATCTTCAGTTGCAGAACGTTGTCCACATCGCTGTCGCCAGTGAGGTGCTGTTGCATGGACTGCATCATCTGCTTACCAGCAGCGGCAGGGTCCATCTTCGCAAGCTCAGGCATGCGGTTGTAAATCTCGGTCGTTACATCGTCAACGCCCTTGACCTTGGCCATCGCCTGCGCACCACGGATGGTGGCGGTTGGTCCGAAGACACTTGCAAAGGCCGGCTGGTCGTTCTTGATGTCGTGCAACGCCTCACCGGTCGCAACGCGCTGCATGCCCTGACGGAACATGTCCTGCTGCTTCTCTGCGATCCTGCCAGTGGCGTAGCGCTCGCCAAGCTTCATTACGAAACCGGCGAGGCCATCACTGACAGGCTCAGAGCGCACTACGTCTTGGAAGCCCGGAGTGGGGCTACCACTGACTCCCGCTGACTGCCGTGAACCTACCATTTTGACTCCTTAAAGTAATGTGCTGCCCAGTTCAAAGCCTGAGCCAGTCGCGCTGTCTGCGTTGTTGCCAGTGCTGAACGTGCGCCGGAACAGCCCGGAGAACCCGCCGCTGGCCTTGCTGACGTCTAGCGCCCCGCCCTTGTTGAACGTGCCAGAGCTGTACATCCCTTGCAGGAGGTTGGCACCGGCTTCTGCACCGAACTTGGAGAACGAGGTGTCCAGCTTGGCCGGTCCTTGAATCTCTGCAAATCGTGCGTTCGCTTGGAACACGTTGGCGTCCAGCGAGTTGTACATCTGGTACTGCGCTTCACGCTTATCATCGTCAAGCTGGAACATCTGACGCTGGTACACGGACTCAGCATCGTTCTGCTCAATCTGTGCGTTCAGGTCCAGAACGTTGTCCATCATGTCTACGGAACCACCACCTACACCAGCGGCGCCGGAGGCAGCGGCAAGAGCCCCTGCTTCCTGTGCTGCCCGCAACCGCTGCGTGAATCCGCCAGTGGTCATCTGCCGCCCGAGTTCGATCTGTTGGGATGCGATCTTGTTCACAACCTGCCCGCCTTGACGGAGCATATCGTTGTTCTTGATCGACTGAGTCATACGGTTAAGGGACGCCGTGGCGCCCGCTTTCTCGTTGCTGACTTCCCGTTCCAGATTCCGAATCTTGGTGCTGGCCTTGTTGGTGATGTTCGTAGCCTTGGCTTCGTTCTGGCCCTTCACAGCGCCCATTACGGCCATCGCTGCTAGAACCCAAAACATTAAGTTCTCCTTGTGAAGAATTGACCAGACCACTCGATTGCTGACAGCCCGAAGGGCAGCCACGAGCGGCTTGAGAGTTTGACCTTGACGTTGCGAATCTCCTTGTACACGCCAACGGTGATGTTGGCTGTCTCTTCGATCTGCTGCTTGTTCAAGATCCATGCACCGGCTGGACGGGCCACCCAGTTCAGAACCTCCACCTCAGTCTGATCCAACGTCTCCAGATCCTTGGTGCGTGCCTTGCAGGCCGCGCTGTCAACCAGCGTCACCACCAGTGTGCCGAGCGTCAGCCTGCCATCCAGAATCGCCTTCCCGTCCTCGTCCCGCATGTACGGGTTCGTGAGGATGCAATGGCTGTCGAAGTTGAAGCCGAGCTGCATGCTTGACAGGTTGTCCGGGAACTCAGTAGTGAGCTGGTCAACCATGTCGTAGCTGCGACCAATCAGGAAGAAGTCACCGGCTGTGCTGTCCATCGCCACAGCGCACACGTCCTCGTACAGATCCGGCGTCAACACTCCCGGCGTTGCCAGTGGTCGCATGCTATCCATATACGGTGAAGTGCTAAGCGACGCATTCAGGGTGAACTCATCCAGAACGAAGAAGCAGCCCGCTGTGCCCTGCCGCAGCGTTACCGTCATGACTGCCCCGTCTTTGCCAGTGATCCCGGCGAGGGTGCCCATGTTGGCGTCCCACGTCCAGCGGTTCCAGCTATCGAACAAGCGTTCCGTTTGGCCCGGAGAATCCAAGTAGCTGAACACGTAGACACCGTTCTTCAAACCGTCAGTGCGGACGAAGATCGCGGATGGAGACGTAGTTGCCACAAGCCCTTTCGGGTTGCCTTGCAGGTACTTGCTGAGCTGCTGAGTTACCTCAAACGTGGACACCGTACCAGCGTATGCGCCGGTCTGCATCTGCTGCAACGTGAGCTTGTGATCGCGGGGCTGAGTGTAGAACACCAAGTTACCAGCGGACACCGGGGCGCAGCGGTTGGAGTCAGCGAAGCTGGACTGGATCGCCATGTACGGGTTCTGCGGCATCAGGGCTTCACGGCCACTGATTGCATACTGCCAGACGTTGCCGAACAGGAGTAAGTCCCGGTCCAGCAGAGCGCCATCCGTAATCACGTCGTCCTCAGAGCCCAATGCGAACATTTCAATTGGGTCGTCGTTCGCTGTAATCAGCGCCGAGGTCTTGAAGAAGTTGAAGTAGTCACCGCTGCGGGACAGCAGCACCGTGGAGCCGGACACGATCATCAAGCGGTCTTGGAACAGCCGCAAGTAGTTGACCGTCTTTCCGAATAACAGCGGCAGCGGTTGGCTGTCGAAGTCGCCGGAGGAACTGACTGCCCAGCTCGGTGTATCAACACCGCTCAGCGCCTCCAGTAGAGCTGGTGTGCTGGCAACGTATAGCGTCCCGTCTTCGATAGTCCCGAGAAGCGTCACGAACCCCGGAGTCACAATGGTGCCGGCTGCCTCTTCCCAAATGACCTTTACCCATCCAGTGGTTTCCCCGTTGACGGCTCGCGCCTTCACATAGAAGGATGCTTGGTCGCCGCCTGCCGTTAGCTTCGGGCTAACCTTTACAACCTTCCCCGGCCAATGCCGAACGCTCAGGTTGTTCACGCTCTCCACTTCACGGAACACTGCATCCACTTGGGAACCGTCGCCAGAGTCCGTGATGGCCAAGGTGGTGATGTTGTGGAACACGATGGTGCCGTCACTGCCTACCCAGCCCACGTTCGCTGACGGGAAGCCTGCTGCGATAATAGCGTTAACAAGGTTCTGCGCAATCGACGACGGCACAATCGCCGCAGCAGCCGTACCGATCCACTGGTTAACAGCGGTCTGGTAAGCGTACACGCGGTCGTTTACTTTCTTGTTGTAGTCCGGGTCACTGGTCAGGATGTCGCTGGTGTTCAGCACGCCGGGGTAGTAGCTGGTAGGCGTCGTGTAGGAGCCTGTCCGCAGCACCCCACCAGAGGTCGCGCTGAGTGTGTACGTCCGGCTATATGCGCCGAACTTCACAACGGCTACCCCGTCTTGGTCAGTCTTCCACGGCTCTGTTGTAACCTGCGTGGTCGGGACTGCCGTTGCCGCCATCAGAACGAATCGTCCTACGGCAGACACAGATGCAATCCCGGAGTCAAGCACAGCCGTCAGTGCCGTGTCTGCCGGGTTCACGGACACCGGCAGGAACTTCCGGGCAGTCTTGTCAACAGCGACAATCGCCGGGGCGGTACTGCCAACAGGCTTTGCTCCGTGGCGGTACATGAAACTGTACTCCACGTTCCCGATGTACTGCGAGTGCTCGCGGAAGTCCTCAAGGTCAGCAGAGGTCGCCGCAGTGAGCAGCGCGCCTGTACTGACCTCGTCGTGCATGAAACTGCCAGCGCGCCGCACAAGGCCGCGCACCGGGTCAGATATCATGTTGTCCTGCGCCCAGTGTTGGCCGGGGAACCGCTGGTGCGCCACCTGTTCGGAGACGCCCCGGATAAGGGACTCATAGTTCCCTGTCACTTTCGTCATGCGAATCGTCTCGTTGCGTAAGGGACGCGGTTCTGATACCGGGCTGCGCCGGTTGCCCCTTGAGTGAGCATGTTCGCTTTCACCGACCGAGTGTGATCCATCATCACCAACGCATACGCTGCTTGGTATTCCTCGGCTGCCGAGCTTTGTTTCTGCTCGTCGCCGTCGTAGTCCAGTTGGAACTTCTCGACGGTGCTGGCCCGGACAAGGCGCTGCATGTTGTACGGCAGGTCAGTGAATGGCAATGCCCGGATGATCTTCACCTTGATGGGCGAAGAGCTGGTGAAGTATTCAGCGACTCGGTTGTCATACAGCTTGCGCCCACGGATCGACAGCCACATTGGGTTGTAGCTATCCACGGTGCAGAGCGACAGCGCGTCTCCCGGTACGAACACTTGGCCGTCTGTCTGCGGGTGCAGGGTGACAGCCTCAATGTTGAAGTACCAGCCCGGTCCCTGCTCCTGAGTGTTCGCATCAGCGAAGGCTGCTCTGGCGTTGGTGACCATCGGGTTCGTGCTGTTGGCGATGCTGTTAACAGGCATTTCGCCCATCGAGGCAAGGCACTTGTTGACGACATCCAGTTCGGTCATAAACATGGTGTGTCTCCTAGAAACAAAAAATCCCCGCAACAGATGCCGGTTAGGGCACCCATTGCGGGGATTGAGGCTACGGCTTACGCGGCGTAGATGGAACCTGCGAACTCAGCACGGTTGGAGGTAGCGGCGAATGCCAACCACGCATCAACGTACCAGTGCTTCGACACGTCGTCGAAGAACACTTTGGTTTGCAGGTCGATGGTCGAACCAGCCAGAACGGCGCGGGACGAGAACGCCACGGCAACCAGTTTGGTGAAGTCGCCTTCGTAGTCTTCGCCCATCAGAGCGGACACGGAACCAGCAGTACCATCCTCTACCCAGTTAGGCAGGTTGTTGGTGCTCAGGACAGGGACGCCCCACGCCTTGAAGATGTGACCTTCAACCGAAGTGCCAGCAGCAGTAACGTAGTTACCGTTGATAACTTGCTCGGCTTCCAACAGGGTGTAGAAGGTGGCCGGACGGACGAAGATGAACAGGTCGTCTTCAACTGGGTCAACGTCCTTGTCTTCCATCTGTGCGAACAGGGAAGCGAACGCCGAGTACAGCTTAGCCGGATCGTTCTGATCGCCAGCAGTGGTCAGGGTGACCTTGGTGCCGCCTTTGTGACCCGGCAACTCGGTAGTCGAGAAGTAGGTCGAGTTGGCCAGCAACGAAGTCTTGACCGCTTGGATCAAGAACGACTGGTCCTTCATCTTGGCGATTTTCTTGCCGTGTTCTACAGCAATCTCACGACGAGCGTCGTAAGAGGTCTGGAACACATCCAGCAACGGCAGGGTAGCACGGGCCAGAATGGTACGGTCAACCTGCACCGAGTTCTTACCGAACTGCGACTTGGTGCCGTTCGGCGTCACGCCCGGAACGATTACTTGCAGATCGGATTCACCGATTGCGAAGTTCGATACGGTAGTGGTGCCCTTCACTGGCTTGATGTTGATGATCGGCTCGGTCTTGGACCGGCGCATAATGGTGCCTTCAACGTCGGAAGTAAACTTCTCGATCTGGAGGGCGTAGATGTCGTCTGTGGCTTCGTTGTCGCGGCCATTTCGGGCAAGGGGGCGGACTACGTTAAATACGTCTAAGCTCAAGGGTATATCCTTAATTCGGGTTGGGAAACGTTTCTCTTACCTAGAGGGCGGCAATTAAATATCGCCCATTTCGGCCAATGAATCAGCGGAGAACTTGCTTCGCCAACTGCTTGTACTCGGCGGACTGTTCAAAGTCGTTGCCGTACTTCCTGTAGAGTGCATCTACCGCAGCGGAGAATTCCGCACGGCTGGTGATGGGTTTGACCCCGGCAGGTGCCCGGACGCTCGCAGCCTCGGCGCCGACCTTCGTGGCAGGCTCTCGGGTGCCGCCAGCGCTGTCGTACAGGTTGACCATGTAGCTCGCCGCGATCTTGGCTTGGAGCGGGTTCTTGAGCATCGCACGCAGCTCAGTCAGCTCTTCCGGCGAACCGTTGGCTGTGATGAATGCGGCGACTTCTCCCCACTGCTCAGGGCTGCCAGCGATGGCAACCACCGAGGTCTTGATAGCCTCGACCTCTTTGGCGACCTCTGCCTGATCCGCCTTGTACTCCCCCTCCAGCATCGCCACGAGGCCAGCGGCGCCCGGAACGCCCTTGGCTTCCAGTTGGTGCGCCAACAGGCTGAAATCACCGCTCAGGGCCGCAGCCACGGCAGGGTGATCCATACCGAGGCCAGCATGCCCAATGATGCCAAGGGCGTAGTCAACTTTTTGGTTGCCGGTTTCCTCGTACTCGACCGGGCCTTCTTCAACGACTGGCGCCACGACCGGGGCGGTGGCTGCCGGTACTGCTGCTGGTGCGGCGGTCAGGTCCACGTCAACGACTGGGGCGGTTACTGCTGCTACGGTTGCTTCGATTGTCATGCGGCTTCCTGTTGCGGGATATTAGCTTGAGGTGGGACGGGCTGCTGAGCAGCCGCCTGTGCATCTTGTATCGCTTGCTGGCGCTGCTGAATCTCTTGGTTAGAGGCAACGTACCGAGTCTTGCTCACACCACGCCCTGCGGCGAAGTCAGCGATGATGTTGGACTCTTGCAGCATGAGGCGCTGTTCCGGGTTGATACCCGACAGGTTGGTCACGTCTTGCAGGAACATCAGGAGACGGTCGAGGTCAGCGTTGCGGCTGAGTGCATCAAGGCCAGTAACCACTACAGGAGTGATCGTGGTGCCCTTCAGGCTCAGGTCAATCTTCTTCATCAGCCAGCGAACCAGCGGCTGCTGAATGTCCCGGGACAGCCGGGAGTACACACCGCCGAGGGACTGTTCCAGCTCTAGGGCTTGAAGTCGAATCTCTTCTGCGGTTACTCGCTCAGCTTGGCGGGTGACTGCGGAGTTCATCAGGAAGCCTGCGCCTACGCGCTGCTGATACACCTGACCAATCTGCATCACGGTCGCAAGTTGCTGACCAATGTTCGCTGTTACCAGCGTCAGGTCGCCTGCTACGCCGGGAATGACCTCACCGTTCTTGCTCTGTGCAAAGTCCTCGGGTCGAGTAATCCCACCGGGATTCTGGAGCCAACGGAATTGCGACGCCAATACGGCGCCATCAGCCAAGGATTCGGAAGTCGTTTCGTAAGTGGCGAAGTCGTTGTAATACTCTTCGACGCGGCTCACGCCGTAGTCAGAGCGCAGCGGCAAGCGCCACGTCAGCGGACGGTACGGGCATTCATCCCGTTCCCATGTACCACCGAACTCCCCGTATGGCAGCTCGATGTTGTCCACCCACTTGGTCATCCGCATCTTGCCCTTGAACATCTTGATCCACGTATAAACCTCATGCGTGTGATCGTCAGGGTATTGGGAGCCAACGAACGACAGGTGTGGCAGGACTGCTGGTTCCAGCTCGTTGCGGTACATGCACTGCTTAATCACAATGCTGAGCGGACGGCCCTTGCTGTCTCGGCGGCAGACGTACTCCCGGATTGGGATGGCTGCAATAGCGTCCTTATCCGACAGGTCCATCAGCACGTCACCGGCAACGACAAGGTGGTTCGTGATTTCGTACAACACATCGCGGGCGCCGGTCATTTCCAGCTCCAGCGTTGCGTCACGCTCGCCGCCGGCGAGGATGTCCGTCAGGTCATCCGTGGTGATGCCCATCTTCTCGGTAAGCTCCATCGCATCGCGCTCTGGAACTGCCAACCGGAAGAACGGGCGCTGCGGGAACATCGCCATCATCAGCTTGTTCACCAAATTGGTGACTGCTTGTGCGCCGAACGAAGTTGTACCGTTAGTGAGGGAGTCTTGCCCGGAGTCGAAGTTCTCGTCCGTGCAGACGCTTGGTAGGGTCACTTCTGCTAGTCGCTCGACCTTGTCCAGTTTCCCGGATCGCTTTGCGTCAAGGTGTGCCCATTCGCCACTAGCTGTGCGCCAGTCCGTCACAGACGGATGCTACCCGAAGTAGAGCTGCCACCAACGCTGCGGCCACCGCTCTGGTAACGCTTGCGGCGGGATGCTGCGGAGTCGTCTTCAGCAGCGCCCAGCGAGAGGTCCACGGTCGGCGTCGTTTCGATGCCTTGCATGTTCTCTTGCGCTGCGGCTTGTGCCTGCCGGGTTGCGGCGTCCAGTGCAGCAGCTTGTGCAGCGGATTGCTGTGCGGCGCGGCTGGAGTCTTGCAGTACAGCGGTCTGCTCACGTTGAGCAGTCGCTTCGATGTTGGCGGATTCGATTGCCGCCTTGGCGTCTGATTCAGCAGCACGTTTGGTTGCTGCGCCGGTCATGCCATCCAGTGGGGATTCATTACCAGCAACGGCGTTGCCGAGCGGGTCATCCCAACCACCTGGTAGATCTTTGGTCAGGAAGTTCGCCTTGTTGACGGTCTTCACAACTTTCTTGATAAGCTTCTTGCCACTGCCCATGCTATACCTTCTTGCTGACGATTGAGGTTGCGTGTTCCATACCGAGGCTCGTCATGTACCGCAGCATGGCTTGCTTGCGAGGATTCGCCAGCATGCCTATTTGAATCTCGTTGGCCTCCGAGGATTTGGCTAGAGCTTCCAGCGCTTTGATGTAGTCCGGCATATCCATCTTGTCGAACCGTGGGCCTACAACTTCCTCTACGATACAAACGTCAGGGCTATGCCACGAGGACTGCACGTCCACTGCACTTGCCCAACTAGGACCGATGAATGGGAACAGCTCCCCTTTCTTCATCAGATCCTCAAGGTGTGCTATGAGCACAGGCATTTCGTACACACGCTTACCTTGCTGTACCATCCCCTGTCGGTTTGTGGCGAGCATCTGTACCCAGCTCAAACCATACCGACGCATGAAGCTGACGTAGTCAATGCGCTCCTTGAGGATGGTGTCGTTAACCCAGCGGAGTAAGTAGAGTCTATCGTCCAACTACCAGCTCCTTTTCGAAGTGTCTGCAAGCGAACTGAATACCTAGCTTGAATGCTGGATCATCAGTTGCTGAGAGGAAGGCATTACCAATCTTACTTAATACCTTATTGTCATACACTATATAGTCTATAGCCCCAACAGAGTGTCTTGGTTCTTTCTGGATAGATAGAGCTTCTACCTTGTCCTTTAGTAATCTGTTCTCACGATTGAGTGCTACTGTTCTCTTTGCTGAGACTTTCAACAGGCGCTTAGTGGCGGCGAGTTCTGCTTTGAGTTTGCGGTTAAACAAGCTTCGATCCTCTGGTAAATGTTTCTCTTACCTAGAGGGCGGCAATTACTTACACGAAGAAATACGTGCTCTGCAATACCACCTTCAGGTCTAAGTTTCCGGGCAGTGGCAGCACACGGCACCTGAAAGCCCCGTGGCGCTCTGCGAAGTCCTTCAGTGGGTCCGTGGCCTCATACATTTCCACAAACGTCTCACGCAGGATTCTGTGCAGCTTCTCGACCATCGGAGCGGGGCAACCGTAGTCATCGTGGATTAGAGCAAGGCCGGACAGCCCTTCCTCTCTGGCCCGCTTCAGGAACAGGTGCATGTGTGCCGCATCGCAGCTATGTACGAAGTTCGGGGCTATACCATTCCTGTGTTGTCGGGTGTCGCCAATCTCCCCAAAGCCCTGAAGCCTGATCTTGATCTTTCGGCCCGACGCCATCCGGGAGTCCACTTGGATCGACTCCACTTTGTTGTACCGCTGCGTCACGAGGAAGCCAGATGGGCTTCTCCAAGAAAGCGAAGCTGGTACGTCTTCTGCTGGCCCAGCCATGATTGCATCTGAGGCGTTTTGCAGCCATTCCATAGCCTCCCGGCCCTTGTGTACCACTTCACCGATTCCGTCCCACACACGGAAGCTCAGCCACGTTGCTGCCCTATTGCGCTCACGCTTCTCAAACTCCGGTGCAAGGTTCTTGTCCAGATACTCTTTCTGGATGAACTCGCTAGAGCTGAAGCGTGTGCTGCCGTAGGGCAAGGTCATGACGGATCGTTTAACCAGCGAGCGGCTGAGAGCATGCCGCTTCCATCTTTCCGCCAGACGATGTTCGCCATCACATTCGCTCGCTGCGACGAGTCGCTCAGTTGCGGTGGCCACTTCCGCATAAATATCGTGTTGGTGGGTATCCGGAATAAGATTTGTGGCAGCTCCACCCACCTCGTCTCGTAGCATCGCAGAGTAGTGCTGTAGTCCGTTGCAGCTCCCGTCTTGGCCAAGAGGAAGGCGAGTTCGAAATTCATGTGGCATAGCCCGCCAATTGGCAAACTCGAAACACCATGCAAGAAAGCTGAAAGGAGCGTCTGCCTGTGTCCAATCTCGGTTTGAGATAGGGTCGCTAGCGATTCCGCAGATTCGGTCGACATTAGCTCGTACCCAATCCACGCGGGCTCCGAGTGGGACTTTGTCTTCGCCCCAACGGTTCGCGCCAGCAATGCAGAACCAACGCAGCGCAGCGCTGTCAGTAATTTCAAACTCATCATCTAGCTCCAAGAGCGCTTTGCTCAGGTCATTGCCTTGTGGCGAGATACCTCGTGCCGAGGCGTAGAAGCGGCCCCGGTAATCCGCCGTGTAGACGAACCAAAGCGGCTGCCCTTTGAACCGGTTTGCCATCAGCAGCGCCTCGTTCGTGCGCCCTGACTTGCTGCCCCGGATCTTTGTGTCTGTGTGCCACTCGCGCTTCTCGGCGCACCACTCCTTGAATTCTACCTTCTGGTACTCGTTCATCATGTCGAACTTCATGTCCGGGTTGTCAGCCATCCAGAGCGGCCTGTCGGGCGCTTCAGCTCGCTTGTCTGACACGAGGATGTCTTGTACGTCAAACGCCTTGTGAGCGACCTCAGCGACCTCCAGCACCCGTTCATTGACTCGCCACCGCGTCTCCTGAAGCATGTTCAGGGCGTCCAGTACGAAGTCCGGGACCACGTCGTCATCCAGCATCACAGAACCACGGATCATGGTGGGCTGTATGCGCCGCATAGCGTCGGTGTGGAAGCCTCCGTCGTTAGGGGCTACCCAAGGCTTGGGCGGCTCCACGCAGGGCATCACCATAGGCATCAGGCCCGCTACGAAGCCCTTGATCTGGTCGACCACCTCAAGCGCCGTCTCCGACAGCCTGATATGGTTCGTGGTCTTCTTGGCGCCAGTCCGCACAAGCACGATGTCGATGAACCCCATGTCGGACGCCAGACCAATGAGCAACTGCCCAACGTCCGCTTTGTCCTTGCGGTCCCACTGCGGCAGGACAATGCCATCCTTCCGGGCACTGTCCGTAAATACTGCGAGCTTGTGGCGCTCGCTCTTTGTCATCCGGCGCTCAAAGTCCTGCACCAGTGTGTAATACAACTCACTGTTGACGCCTTGGAAGTGCTTCAGCAGCGTCTCACCATAGACCGTGCGCCCTAGGGTCAGGGCTCCTTGGCTCATGGTGACATCTTCAGCAGTCAGGCAGACGTCCATCAAACCACGGATCGTCAGGAACGCCAGAGCCAAGGGGTCTTGCTCTCTAAGCAGCCCCTTGTTCTTGGCGGCTACACCACGGGAGAGCTTGTTCGTATAGAGCTTGATGCCGTCTCGCAACGGCAGGATGTAGCGGCGATACAGAGCTTGTGCATACGGGTTCGTGTCCGCAGCGCCCTTCTCTTCGTTCTCACGGAAGCGGGCAAGCGCTTTGCGCCTCCCGCCGTCCGCCATGTCGTGCTCAAGCTCAATCTGATTCATGCTTACTCGCTGGGTTCTGTCTTGTCATCCCGTACACGTTGGTACACGGGTTCGCGCAACTGCCCGTCAGGAGTGATGGTCAGTGCGTGTACTTCCACGATCTTGCCCACGAAGCGCTCAGGGTTGCGCCGGTCATCGTTGGTCAGCTTGCCGCCGCCGATTGGCACCACGTCGCCGCGCCATTCCACCAGCGGTGCGCCGACCATGCCAGCGAACTTGCCCTTGCCTTCCACGAAGCCTACGCACTTCAGGTCAACGCTGATCTTGTCCTTCAGCTTCAGGGTGCGGCCTTCGCTGTCGTCGCCAGCAACCCAGCCCGCATTGCGCTGTTTCTTCATGTACCCGTCCAACTGGTACAGCAGGCCGTAGGTCTTGCGGATGTGCTCGACCATTTCAGCCAGCGTCGATACAGCCTCGGCGCACGGGACCAGCTTCACAACCTCGCTGCCAGTACCGACCAAGCGGCAGTCGTTGTAGCGCTCGGTATACGGACGCTCGCTCACACCGAGTCGGAATTCCTGCAACGTCACGCTGTCGTACAGCCACGCCTCAAGGAAGCCTTCGGCCTTGGCAGCACCACGGCGGAACTCACCGCTGACTTCAGCGAACGGCGTATTGCTGTGCCACGCTTCCGCGAAGTACACCATGTTCGGCGGGGAGCTGTTCTTAATGGCCTCCGCAACGTGCGGCATGCTGAAGCATTCCTTGCCCTCCCGGCTGAAGATGCGAACGATGTTCACGCCGACGAGGATCATCATGCTGCAACCGTCGTGCTTGGTCTGGTAGATCCAGTCCGACTCTGGCAGCAGCTCTAGAGCCTTATTGGCCTTGGTGCTCAGCAGTCGGGTTTCTTTCGGCTTCTGCACGTAGATCTTGCGGTCAGGAAGGGACATTACACTTCACCCGCTTCGACTGCTTCGGTGTAATCGCGGATCAGCTCCGCCTTCTGTTCTTCGGTCAGCTCCTTGGAAGCCAACACAGTTGCGTACACCTCGTCGGCGTAGTCCCGGTTCCCGGTGTCTACGGCACAGCTCAGCAGGTCAGACAGTTGCGAGTACGTCGATTTCATGCAGTTACCTTACGAAGAAGAAGGGAGTCCGTGTCTTTGCACGGAGTAGGGCGGTCGTCAATCAGCTTGTCGTTGTGCTGCGCATCGACGATGATTGCAAGGCACGCCATTGCATGCCCAAGGTTGTGGATCAGGGAGTCAATTGCCAGCTCCTGCCCGCCGTCGTACCACTGGTCGATGTGCCGCTTGGCGGCGTCGATGTAGACAGAGGCGGCAACGCCGGTCAGGCGCCAGTTAGCAGCGCCGTACTTCGCCACACCATCCTCCAGCGCCTGATTCACCACGATGGCGGCAGGCAGTGGGAGCAAGCGCAGCGTGTGCTTCTTGGCGCCCTGTACAGCCTTCGGATTCCCGTCGGCATACGTGGTCGCGGGTTGGGCAGGCTTAATTGGGTCTGGAGTGGGTACGTCGCGGTGGTGCTCCTTGTTACAAACGGGGCAGCCCACACCGTCCACGTAGCGGTAGTTATGCGCGGTACAGACGCTGAATGTTGCAAACATTACAAGCTCCCATTCCAGCGGCCCTTACGGTTCAGTACCATCGGGATCAGCGTAGGCCGACCGTCAATGATGATCGTGCAGCCCAGCACCGGCTTACGCAGGGAGTGCTTACCGTATGCAAACGCATAAGCGTCTTTGTCGATCAGGCAGCCGCCGTACACGCCCCAGTACAGATGCGCAGACGATGCGGTGTACTCCACGCTGAAGTTGCCGTGGTGATGCCCAACTACGAGGTTGCATGCGTTGTGTGCAGCGTCGATCAGGATGGCGCCTGACGCTTGGTGCTTGAACAGTACGTCGCCCATCGGGGTCTTGACGCGCCAGCTCTCTGCCCAGCTCCAGCCATCACCGCCGCCATGCGGGAACACGACATCGCGGTACGTGCGGATCAGTTGCACCGGCAGGCCGTGAGCCTTGGCGCGGCGGAACGTCATGCTGCCGTGGTTGGAGTCGCAGATCAGTTGCTCCGGGAACACCTTGGCCAGCTTGTGCAGCCACTTCTTACCCTGCTCCAGTTCGCGGCCTGCGCTGTCCAGATTCGGGTCACTGTCGTGGAAGCTCATGGCGTGGAAGTCCAGTTCATCACCGGCGTTCACGGTCAGGTCAATCGGGAACTTACGCTTGACCGCTTCAAGGAACTTGAGCGCATCGGGATGCTGGTACGGGGCGTGCTGGTCCGGGATATGTAGGATGCACTTGTACACTTGATCCGGGTTGAAGCGTGCGTCGAAGGTCAGCGGGATCTGCTGATCCAGTTGGCGATCCTCCTTCAGTTGGCGATCCGTCTTCGCCATGTTGCCGTCGTTGTCGATGAACAGTTGACGCCAATACTTGACGTTCTGTCGGGTCACCGCAGTCTTGCCCTTCTTGCTGTAGGCTTTCGCTGCCGCAACGTTACACTCGTTGGCAGCAAGGATTTCTACGTGTTGGGTCTTGGTGAACAGTCGCATTAGGGAGCCGCGCATTAAACAGTAGCCTTTGTCGATTTCGGGGAGGATGTAGCGCGCTTCTTACGGGCAGTAGCGTTGCGCTTCAAGCGCTTCTCTTCTTCCGTCAGGAACGTTGGGTGCAGGTAGCGAGTTTGCGGGAGCTTGTGGCGCTCGATGTAGGCGCCGGCCCCTTGGAGGAAGGCAGCGAACTGAGTGTCGTCGCCCAAGCCGTAACGCGCTCGGTTGTTTTCGAGGACACCCAGCAAGCTGTTACAGCTACGATGGAGAACTCCGCGCAGTGCGCCGTGCTTGTGGCAATGGTCCAAGACGTCATTGTCTCGGGCTATCGTCATCTGACACACGGCGCACAGGCGCCCCTGCTTAGCTAAGAGCTGCTGTCTCACTGGCGCGATTTGCGCGGTTTTCAATTTCAAGTACTTGCTCCTTGGCCGCACGCACTCGGGCGCAAACTGCTTGGGCTCCCTCGTACAGATCGCGGAAGTTGTCAGTTGTACGATCCAAGCGCAGATGCTCAAGGAAGTTCATGAGGGTTGCAGCAGGGTCACGACGCAGCCACAACAGCATAAGCTGCTCAGCCAACATTTCGCCCCACAGACCGAGGTACTTCGCGCCGTAAAGCTTCGACACCACTTGGAAAGCTTCCTCGTCGGACGTCGCGGCTTCTAGGAACTTGATCGCGGTCTTCTCTCCCATCAGACCGTACTTCCCGTTGGGCTTCAAATACTGCGGCAGGCCCGGAATGTCGTCCACTGAATCCCCCTGCAAGGACTGCTGCCAGAGCCAAGCATGCCCATACAGCAGGCCGTCGTGGTCCACGTGGGAATAGGCTTGCCAGTCTACCGTGACCAGCATGTAATCCATCCAGCCTAGGTGCAGCCCGCCGTACTGCCGCATGTCCTTGTCCCGGGTACAGGACACGATCAGCTCCGGAGTACCCTTCGTGTGATACGTGTACTGCAACAGCGCCATACCGTCGTCCGCTTCTCGGTCGCCCCAAATGTAGGGCTTGAAGTGCGGCCCGTCGTAGGACTCCAGCCAATCGCGCAGTGCCTCCCAGTTCTTGGGCTTGTTGCCGGAGCGCTTGCCCTGATACGGCTTCACGGAAGCGATCAGATACCGCTCCGCTTTGTTGGAAGCCATGCCAGTTAGATGCAAGAAGCATTTCTCAGCGCCCGCCATTTCTTTGAAGTTGAGGATTCTCCGCAGAGCATTGGCCCGTGCAGTGTCGATGGTTGTGTCATCGTTACCCGCCATGAAGTAGGCGAGGTAGTCACCATCGACTTGCAGCACGCGCCCCGGCACCACGTCAGGAATCAACGTCATTGGCATCGGGGCTTGATCTGCGGCGCTTGCGATGGCCGCTGCCATCCAGTCGCCGGGGGCTTCCATTTACGCCACCAGATCTGCGAGTGCATCAGCCTGTGCTTGCTCGTCCGGCTGTGCCGCCGCAGTGAGGTCAGCAACGACTTCTGCGGTAGACGCGGCCAGCTCTGCGGCGTCGGTTTCCGGCAGATCCAGAAGGGCATCCTCGCCAATGATGTCAGCCAGCGGGGAGCCGGCGAAGTTCACGGCTTGCAGGATCTTCTGCTGGATCACGTTCTTGGAACGCTCCGGGTAGATCACGGCCTTGGTCTTCTCGTCGATCTTGGCAGGGTAGGTGCCGTCGATGTACAACGAGTCCCACATTTCCTTGCTCGGTACGTCCCACAGGAACAGGCGGAAGGCGCTGTGAGTAACAGGCTTCGGAATCGCCATGCTCTCGCCGGTCGCCGGGTTCTCGACCACTGGGGCGTTGAACACATAGCCGTTCTGCTTCTGCTTCAGGGAAGCATACACGCGGTCGCCTTCCTTCTTCGGTACGCTGTGTTCGATGCGGCTGATGAAGTGCTTGCCAAGCAACTGCGCCATGTGCGTTGCGCTCTTGTCGTAGTTCAGCGCCTTGAAGATTTTGTAGAACCACGCCTTTTCATTCAGGCTGTGCGGTACTTCGACGGTCAGGCGCTCCGGGTAGAACTTGCCTTCGTGTTCCTTGGCCTCGTGGCCCTTGCCGCTGATTTCGAAGATCAGGTCAACCAGCTTGACGTCCTTGGCAGGGAACTTGACAGGGTCGAACTTGCTGGCCGGGACATGCTGGATACCCTTCTCGATGTAGCCGACGAGGGTTACGATGCACGGGCCTGCTGCTGGTGGGACGTAGTCGCCGCCGCCGCCGCCAGTCTTGGCAACGTTCATGTCTGGTGCGATGGCCGCTGCTGCTGCTACGGCTGCGTTGATGTCGAATGCTGGCATGTTCATAGTGTTGTCTCTCACGTTGGTTAAGCGGCCTTCTGGACGCCTTGGGTTTCGTATTGCTTGATGTAGCGGTCATACAGCTCAGGCTTGATTGCATCAGACAGAGCTTTAACGTTTGGCACCTTGTCCTCAATGCTCATGTTGTACCCGTAGGTAGTCTCACTCGGCACCTTGACAGGACATTCCCAGTTGAAGTACACCTCCATTAGATCAGTCGCCAGCTCCATGCAAGCGTGTATGACTGACGCTGCCTCTATCGCCACCGAGCCGTGAGCATCTGCATAGCAGGCATCGTGTACTTGGTTGACAATCAGAGCCAGTTGCCCCCAGTTGTCCCGACGGTAGAACTCCCGCACCATCATCCAGCACGCGGCCTTCGCCCACTCTGCACCCGAGCCCTGAACGATGTAGTTCTTGGCCTCGGTTGGAGAAAACGAGCTGAAGATCCCCTGCCGCTCCACTACGAACTTCGGCGCACACTGCTCCTGATACGAGTAGAGTTTCCCATCCGGGGTTCTGTAGTAACCAATGCCCAACGGCACCTGCTTGGCCGGGAAGTCCGGATGGGGAAGAACCTTCCTGCATCCAGATTTCGAAGCAGTAATTTGCAGAATAAGATCCGCATAGAATGTTTCCACTTCTGGGTAACGCATGGCCTCCGCTTCGATGAGTAGCTTGACCTCTTCCAGCGGTATGCCGGTACTGTCGCTGATAGCTTGAGCACCCGCACCATACGCACGCTGAAACGAGAAGTTCTTTGCCTTGGAACGCTTCGTCACCCATTCGGGTATCTCGTCCACTTTGCATTTCTGGAACGCCTCTTCGTAGGTAATGCCCATCGTAGAAGCAACACGACTGACGTGCATGTCCAGACCAGCAATCAGGTCGAGGATCAACTGCCTGCACTTCGTTATGATGGCTTGGACGTAAATCTCCAGTGCCGTGAAGTCAGACTGGATCATCTTGCCGTCCGGGCCAAAGCGACTGATGAAGACCTGCTTGATCTTCGACTTGTCGCCCTTCGGGATGTTCTGCATGTTGGGGTTGGACGAGCTGAAGCGGCCAGTGACCGTGCTCGTCATGTTAATCATGTGATGGATCAGACCATCCAGTTGGATCAGCGTGAGCATACCCGTCGGGTTGCCCTGCTTATCGTCGCGGATGAAGTACGTGCCTAGATCCTTGTCCACCTTGGCCCGCATGGCGAGAGCTTCCAAGAAAGGAATGCCTTGGTTGCCAAGCGCTGCGATAACCGCTGCGCTAGTCTGATAGACACCTTTCTTCGCAGTCTTCCACT